GGCCTGCGTCGTGTCGCGCAGGTCGAGTATCGTTGTGTTTAGCGCGGGGAACCCCGCCGATTCTCCCCACGTTGGGATGACAGGCAGATTTAGCTCACCGGCCGCCGCGCGGCTTCCGATGTCTTCCCGCAGGAACTCGCTGATCAGCCGGGCGCTCTCCTGGTCGTAGGTGTATACGAGCTGCATCCCGTCGTCAGGCCAGCGGGGCGGGGTCGGAGAGGTCTGGCCGTCGCAGAAGTCCCTGGCGAAGCCGTCGCGGTAGGCTTGCGCCATGTCCTCGATCTCACCATACCGCTCCACATTGGCGGCCGTGGTGTCGTTGGTGACGGTCTGCACCCATACTCCCCAAAGCTCACCACCGGCCATGCTACACCCCCGCCCGATGTCGCTTTATTTTGTACAAAGCCGGGGAATGACCGAATAAAGTGCTGTTCATGGCTTCACTCCGGGCGTGTTCCGCATCCGCCACTCCACGGCGGCGGCTGCCATCATGCGCGGGCGCCCGACGGTGTAGCGCCGCAGATGCTCTCGCCATGACAGATCGCTGTTGCCATACCTGAACCCGACGATGTGACCGTCCGGGGCGGTCATGTTCTGAAGAAACTGCGCCGTTGTCCAGCCCTGCGTCATCGCAGCATGGACGAAGCGCTCGACGTGACGACGGTGCCGGGCGATGTGGTCCTGCCATGCGCTGATCTCCGCCCGCTGGTAGCCCGCGATCTGGTTGCCCTCGGCTTCCAGGATATCCGTTCGCCGCGGATTGGGGAGCATGATCATCTCCCGGTTCAGCCGCCACAACGCATGACCCGCCTGCCAGAACTCGGGGAAGTGCTCCAGCGTCCAGTCCGTCACCGGCTGGAGGAGATACTTCGACGCCCCCTGTTCAACGATCCGCCCGGCGGCAGGGATGGCCCCCGGCCCGCCCGTGGCCGTCCACCGGCCCTTGTCGATCACGAGGAGCGCCTCGATTGCGGGGAGGCCTTCCGCCTTGAACCAGCGGTCATAGTTGTCAGCCGCGGGCATGAGCTCGGCGGCTTCGGCAACGCCGATCCGGGCGTATGTCTGCGCCTGGAGATCGATCAGCTTACGGAGTCGGGCGGGCGGTGCTACTGGCACGGGCCTTCAACTCCTCCTGCTGCTGCTGTATCCGCAGATCGGCGGATGCGTCGGTGACGGCAGCGGCTCCGGAGCCTACTCGCTCCAGCTCCTTGCGGACATCATCGTCGGTCCAGTCGGGATGCGTCTCCCGGATGGCTGTCTCGATCGACTCGAACCCGGCGCCGATGCGCGTGCTGTGCGCCATCGCCTCCTGCGTCTCATCCTCGGCCAGGCGGATCGGCTCGTACTCGATGTCAGCGTCAGCCGTGGCGGCGTCGATCTTCAGCGGGTCCGGCTGATCGAAGCCGAGGCCGTAGTTCTGAGTCAGCCCCGTGAATGGCGCCCGGCCCATGTACGCAAGCAGCGCGATCATGCTCCGCATCAGGTCCAGTTCCTGGACTTCGCAGAGCCGTTCCCGCTCGCTGATCAGGTCCAGATACGGCCGCATGGCGATCTCGTAAGCCCTGCCGCTGGACAGTTCCCCGATGTGGGTGAGATCGCCCGTGGCGATGGCGGGCACGCGGGCCGTCTCGTGGAGGAGCCCGAGAAGGTGGTCGAAATGGGTGCGGAACCCGTCGAGGTTGCCGGACCATTCCAGCATACCGGCCTCTCCGGGCTGGCCGTTGGACCTCTCGCCGAGTGCCCATAGCGCCTTATGGCTGTAGTCGGGAGCTTCCTCAACCTCTGCCGTGGTCCAGATGATCGGGTAGACGTTCCACCTGAGCAGCAATTCCGCGTCCGTGGTTTCCTCGTTGATCGAGGCCAGCATGGGGATCATGTGTGCAAGGTCGGACATCCCGCGCGTGGCAGTGGGATCGATGCTGTTCCTCCAGAAGACGCCGTCGAGGAAGTCGCCGAGGGGGTTGAATCCATCGACTGCACTGTCATCGGTCCAGGGCACGCGCTTGCCATCGATGAACCGGGCACGGATACCGGGCTGCTCGATTGCCCCGGTCATGGGATTGCGGATGTGCCGGGTGATGATCTCCAGGCGCTCCTCGGCATGACCCTGGCCGCGCATTGCCCGTGCGATCTGCGACGCCGCGGGATCGGCGATGTAGTCGTAGATGATGCCGATAACTTCCTGCGGATCGTCGGGGTTGTAGATCGGGACGATATGCCGACCATCCCATACCGACAGCCGCAGGCCCGCACGCCAATCCGGGGAGATCCTGATGACGGTGTCCCCGATGACTGAGGCCAGGCGGGCGTTCTGGAGCATGATCTGGCGCATGTCCGACCACACGCCCTCCAGCGCCTTGTCGAAGGCTTCGTTGCCGGTGCTGCGTTCGACGTCGCGGTTGTAGAGCGCGGCGCCGATAGTGTTGACCAGGAGCGAGGCCAGGGGCACGCCGACCCATGATGTTACCCGATCCCGGTAAGTCTCTTCCTTCATCGACACGGACCACGCGGGGCTGGTGGCGTTCCTGTAGTAGTCCATGTGCAGGTTCATCGCCGTGAGGTCGCGCTTATCGCACTCCGTCATGACGTCTTCCAACTGCCGGGCGGAGATATCGGGTATCAGGCTGTCATAGATGCTCATGTCTGCCAACTCCTCCCCGGCTTGCGGGCGTGTCTGTACGTGATGTAATAGCGGAGGGCGTCCATCGGATGGTCGAACGTCCCGTCCTTCTCGGGCTCTTCGCTCTGCTCCCCGTCCTTCTCCGGATAGTGATATCCGGTAAGGGCTTCGATCGTCTTGACGCACTTGCCGAGTATCCGCAGATGGACGTTGCCGTCAGCATCAACCCAGCGGGAGCGCACGGCATTGACGCCAGAAACGATTCCCTGACTGTGTGCCCGGAACCGCATCCCCTGCTCCTTCATCCACCCCATGAACGACGCCCCGGTCTCCTGCGAACGCGCCTTCCCGGCGATATCGCAGACGCAGAGATCGTAGCCCTCGGCGGGCCTGCGTGCGTTCAGCTCCCGCAGCACATCGGGGAAGAGCATGTTTGACTGCACGCATTCGTCCACGATCAGGTCTTCCCCGGTGACGGGGTTGTGAGCGATCCACAGAATCGCCGTGGGGTTAGCGAGGCCGGGATCGACGGCGGCGCTGATCCTCCAGCCAGTCAGATCGGGGACGGTCTGTACTACATGCCGCTCCCGGTCGAACAGGCTATAGACCTGGCCGACGAATGCGACGAACTCGGCCATGTACTCCTGCTGCCAGAGAAGGGGGTCAGTCGTCCGGCGTGCTTCGGCGAGCTCTTCGGGGAGGAGATACGGGTTCGACGACGACGGCGCCTGAATGCTCCAATACTCGGGATAGTCTGTATCCTGTCCAAGCAGGAACAGCTCGTGGATCCAGTTGTAGCCCCGGGGCGTGGTGATGAACATCGCGGCGCCCTGTTTGTCCATCAGCGCCGGGCGGAGGTACTGCTGCCAGATGTCACGCGGGCACGTCGCGGCCTCGTCGAAGATGACCATATCGTAGCCCTCACCGAGCAACGAGTCCGGGTGATCGGCCGACCCGAGGACCAGTTCAGAGCCCCACACGGTCTTTATCGTCAGCGAGCCCCGGTAGATGCGGGCGCGGCCTCCGAAGACCCGGGAGACCTGCGGCACGAGGAAGGACCACACGCGGCTTGCCAGTCTGTACGTCTTCGACACTACGAGGATGCGGGCGTCGCGCTCGAGGAGCCCATAGGCTGCGATGACGAATGCGAGAAGGGTCTTGCCCCAACGACGGCCGCAGACCACGACGAGGAATCGCTTGCCGTCGGCGAAGGCTTGGAGGACGGCCTTCTGTCCGGGGTGCAGGACATACCCGAGGACACCACACCACCGGGCGAGGCTGTCACGCGTCCGGCGAATCATCCGGCGTTTCCTCCGCAGAGACGGGCTCGAACAGCTTGTCCAGCGGGCACAGAGAAACGTTCGTGTCTACGACCTGCCTCTCGGCGTACTCCTCGGGGAATCGGTGCGACAGCATCCAAGCGTCGGCCTTCCAATCGCCCTGCTGTGCAGCCTTTATGATCCCGGCAGCCCGGATTGCCTTGAACTTGGCCCTCGCACGATGGATGGCTTCGGAAAGGTCGGAGTCTGATTTGATCCATTCGTAAAACGTGTCAGCACTGATACCGGCGTACTCGTATGCTGCCCTGTCTGTCAGCCCGAATACGCCAATCGCTTCCTCAAGCATCGCCCGGCACTCCGGGGTCCGCTTGTTTGGAATCGGAGGCATAGGCTTCGGCCCCGGCTGTTTTGCCGGGGCTGCCTGCCTTGCTGTTTTCGTTGTCTTGCTCGCCATGCTGTACCTCTCTG